ACAGTTAGAAATGTATCCTGATGATTGGGGCATTCAGACAGATATGGCTCATGCTGATATGTTAGACCCAACAACCAATATTGTAAGTGCAAAAGTCTTACAGTTGGTTGTTGGTGCGGTAACTGACCCATCACAAGATGCTCGTGATTCGGAACTTTGCATTCCAACTCCTGCATGTGGTCGCCATACAGAGATACTAAAGTGGGCATGGAAAACATTTGGTCGTTTTGCCAGATGTGCGTTTCTTGGTTTACCACCAGGTAAAATTGTTGGCCAACATATCGACATTGGAAATTATTATTTGACCAAAGACAGATATCATCTCTCAATACAAGGTCGTTATAGATATACAGTAGGAGAAGAATCCGTAATTGTAGAACCAGGAACATTTCTTTGGTTCAATAACAAGTTGCCTCACGGCACAGAAAATCTTGGTGATGAAATGCGTATTACATTTGTAATTGATGTTCTTCACGGTCCTGATAATCCATGACACAAGTATATCTACCTTTTTTAACTGCAATTGCTTTGTCGGCAATTGCTGCATTCTATTCTGTGATTGGTCTTGCACAAATATTCCCTGGTTCTTTTTGGCCAATTGTTATTATGGGAACAGTATTAGAGATTGCAAAGTTGGTAACAGTTTCTTGGTTGTATAACAATTGGAGTGTTACTGTTCGTGCAATGCGTTATTATTTTAGCATTGCAGTTGTTCTGTTAATGCTCATCACCTCGATGGGCATTTTTGGTTATCTCTCAAAGGCACACTTAGATTCAAATGTATCACTCAATGCAAACTCTGTTCAAATTAAAACAATCGAATCACAAGAGAGAATTGCACAAGAACGACTTTCATATCTTCTAAAGAAAGCAGGTGAAGACCCTGAGAAAATTTCTCGCAGAACAGACCAGGCAATCCAAGAAACGCAAGCAGAGTTAAGAAGATTGACTGAACAAAAGTTGCCATTGTTGAGAGAAGAAAATGCATTGGCGGCAGAGATTGGTCCTATTAAGTATATCGCCGAAATGCTCTATGACGAAGAAGACCCATCGTTCATAGATAAAGCAGTAAGAGCCGTAATCATTGTTATCATTGTTGTATTTGACCCACTTGCCATTCTTCTTCTCATTGCTTCACAACAGACATATCGCAATATAAAAAGAGAAAAAATAGAACCAGAAATAAAAAAGGCAAAGAAAAAGAAAACACTTGACACACCCAACGGTCCTAGTTTAGAATCGTTCTTTGTAGATAAGAATACTGAAGTTATACCAAAAGACAAAATTACCCGATTAGATGGAGGTTCATTTTAACATGTCATTACTCGACAAACTGAAAAAGAATACAACAATTAAAGATAGTTCTATTCTTGCTAAATCAAAATTCTTTAATGAGAAAGATGTAATTCCAACCGATGTGCCAATGATTAATGTGGCACTTTCTGGTTCATTAGATGGTGGTCTTGTGCCTGGCCTTACAATGCTTGCAGGCCCATCGAAACACTTTAAGACTGCATTTGCGTTATTGATGGCATCTGCATACACAAAGAAATACAAAGATGCAGTCATTCTGTTTTATGATTCAGAGTTTGGTACTCCCAAGAAATACTTTGAAACATTTGACATTGATATGGACCGTGTTCTTCACACACCAATTACTGATGTTGAACAATTGAAACATGACATCATGGCTCAGTTGAACGAACTTGGCAAAGATGACAAAGTGATTATTGTGCTTGATTCAATTGGTAATCTTGCATCAAAGAAAGAAGTTGATGATGCACTTGAAGGCAAGTCTGTTGCAGATATGTCCCGTGCCAAACAAATCAAGTCTCTGTTTCGTATGATTACACCGCATCTAACAATCAAAGATATTCCAATGGTTGTTGTGAATCACACATACAAAGAGATTGGTATGTTCCCGAAAGATATCGTTGGTGGTGGCACAGGTTCTTATTATTCTGCTGACACAATTTGGATTCTTGGTCGCCAACAAGAAAAGACAGGCACAGAAGTTACAGGTTATAACTTCATCATCAACATTGAGAAGTCTCGGTATGTGCGTGAGAAGTCTAAGATTCCTGTGACAGTTTCTTTTGAAGGGGGTATTCAAAAGTATTCTGGCCTGTTAGATGTTGCAATGGAAGGTGGGTTTGTTCAGAAACCATCGCCTGGTTGGTATGCAAAAATTGACCAGGCAACTGGTGAGATTGGTCAAAAATATCGTGAGGCAGACACGCATCACAAAGACTTTTGGGGTGACTTATTGAAAAATGAAAAGTTTAAGGAATTTATACAACAGAAGTATTCTATTGCTTATGGAAATATTATGGGCAATGTCGAATCTGTTCAGGAAGAAACCGAAAATGCTTGAAGAAGGTAAAGATTTCGTCTTTATTAATTTCAAAGACACCGACATTACTGGCCTTCAACTTATCGAAGGTGAGTATGCCGGTGTTGTATATCATTACCATCAGGCAAAAGTTGTTGAAGAAGGCGAAATGGCACGCCTTCAATTTGGTTTTACAATCGTTCATCCAGGTAAACACGACATAGACCTCTTGCAAAAAGATGAGAATTTTGTTACAATTATGGGTGACATTCTTACACAAATACTAATGAACAAAGCGAAAGCAGATGAACAGATTAGAACAGACGATTCTGAAGAATTTAATTTACAATGAGGCATTCACACGAAAAGTAATTCCATTTCTCCGTGCTGATTATTTCTCTGATGATACAGAGAGAACCTTATTCAAAGAAGTCTTTGAATTCACAAACAAATACAAGAATCTTCCAACACACGAAGCACTTGTAATCAATCTTACTGAGAGTAAAACTCTGACTGAGCCACAAGTTCAGTCAGCAGTTAAATTGCTTTCAGAAATCAAAGAAACAAAAGATGACAAAGTAGAATTGGCCTGGTTGACAGAACAAACTGAAAAGTTCTGCCAAGACAAGGCAATCTACAATGCCATCATGGAGTCTGTTGGTATCCTCGATGACAAGAGCGCAAAGAAAAGTAAAGGAGAAATACCTAAACTTTTAAGTGATGCACTTGGTGTTTCATTTGATAGTAATGTTGGCCATGACTATTTGCAAGATGTTGAAAATCGATATGACTTCTATCATCGTGTGGAGAGTCGCATCAAATTTGACCTCGATATCTTCAACAAGATTACAAAAGGTGGTCTGCCACTTAAAACTTTGAACATTGCACTTGCAGGCACAGGTGTTGGTAAGTCTTTGTTCATGTGTCATGTTGCCGCAGGCTGTTTGTCGCAAGGTCAAAATGTGTTGTATATTACACTTGAAATGGCAGAAGAAAAGATTGCAGAACGAATCGATGCGAACTTGTTGAATGTTGATATCAATGAACTGCACACTATCTCAAAAGATGATTATGAAAGAAAGTTTGATGTTCTAAAAGCCAAGACACATGGCAAACTCATCATCAAAGAATACCCAACCGCATCTGCATCAACTCTGCATTTTCGTGCATTGTTGAATGAATTGGCGTTGAAGAAAAGTTTCAAACCAGATATCATCTTTGTTGACTATCTAAACATTTGTGCATCATCTCGCATCAAACCTGGCGGCAATGTGAACAGTTATACTTACATCAAATCAATCGCAGAAGAACTGCGTGGTCTGGCTGTTGAGAATAATCTGCCAATTGTTTCTGCCACACAAACAACAAGAAGTGGTTATACAAACTCTGACCCAGGCCTAGAAGACACATCAGAATCGTTTGGTCTGCCTGCAACTGCCGACTTTATGTTTGCACTTGTGACAAATGAAGAACTACAAAATCTAAATCAGATTCTTGTCAAACAGTTGAAGAATCGTTACTCTGACCCAAATCATTTCAAACGATTTGTTGTTGGTGTTGACCGTGCAAAGATGCGTCTGTATGATGTTGAAGATACTGCACAATCAGGCCTTGCCGACTCTGGCCAAGATGACCCACCAATCAATACATTTGGCAATCGTGAACGCAGATTCGACAACAAATTTAATGGCATAAAAGTATGAGTCTCTACGATTATTTCAAAGCACATCGCAATGAAGATGGCATTCCTATTCTGAATCAAACAGAATGGAAATACATCAATGATAATCATAGCAAAGAAGATATTATTTCTGAATTGATTCGTCTAATTGAAACGACACGCCCGGCATGTCCTTTGCGTAAAATTTCATATGATTCTGTTCAGCACACTTTTTGGTCTTTGTCTTTCTCAGACTTAAAGAATACTTTTATTTCATTTGATG